GCGTGGCGGACCGCTCTTGCCTTCGCGCTTCTGGTGCTGCGCGAGGCTGTCGGGTTCGCCTCGGTAGCGGTTGCCGAGGGCGAATCTCAACGCGGCTTCGACGCTGCGGAAGGCGGAACTGTCGGTCTCATCGCTGCTCGCCGGGATGATCGAGTCGAGGTCGGTCATTCCCAGCCCTCCAGCGCTTCGGCCACCGCCATCGGCAGCTCGACCTGCTGCGCTTCGAGCGGCTCGATCTCGATCTCGGCGCGCGGATTCGCGCGATCGATGCCGTGGTAGGTGTGGCGCTCGCGCACGAGCGATCCGATGATGGACTGCGGGTTCGGGCTGGGCGCGAACAGGCGCTTGGAGCGCACCCATGCGGCCCATTCGCCGAAGATTCGATGCAGGTCGCTGTCGGTCAATTTGTTTGTCTCCGGTTCATTTGCCTGCCGAGCCTTGCCGAGCCGTGCCCTGCCTTGCCGAGCCGTGCCAAGCCAGCCGTGCCATGCCTCGCCGCGCCTTGCCTAGCCGCGCCAGCCGCGCCAAGCCTTGCCTGGCCGTGCCTTGCCATGCCGCGCCAGGCCACGCCGTGCCTCGCCAGCCGTGCCGCGCCCGGCCGCGCCATGCCCCGCCTCGCCACGCCTGGCCAAGCCAAGCCGTGCCACGCCTGGCCTTGCCGTGCCGAGCCACGCCTCGCCTGCCGTTCCGTGCCCTGCCGCGCCCGGCCGCGCCACGCCAAGCCGCGCCATGCCAAGCCTTGCCAAGCCAAGCCTTGCCAGCCGAGCCTAGCCATGCCCCGCCACTCCGCGCCTCGCCCTGCCGCGCCATGCCAGGCCACGCCAAGCCCGCCATGCCAGCAGTTTCAAGCCGCCGCCGCTTCCTGCGGCGCCCGCTGTAACCGCTCGTCCATCTCGACCACGCGTTCGCGCAATTCGACGATCTCGTTGCGCATGTCGAATGCCTCGGCGAGCCCTTCGGCGCGATCGAAGAGCGCCTTGGCTCGCGCGAATTCCGCGCGCAGCGCCCGCCGAGCAAGATCGGTCGACTCGCGCAGCACCGCCACGTCGACGTACCCCTGCCCCTTGCCCGCTTCAGGATTGCGCAGGTACCGCACCGTCGAGACGGTCTTCTCTTCCGTCACGATCTCCACGCGCACGGACCGGATCAGCGACCTTGCCTGCTCGATCCGCCACTTGTGCGCGGCCTCGGAGTCGTCCCAGTCGAAGAACTCGTGCAACGGGCTTTTCTTGTGTCGCGCGTCCTCGACGACGGCGTCCGGCGTGAGATTGCCGCCGCACTCCTCGGCAATCCTCGCGAGACGCGCCTCGATCAACTTCTGCTTGTCGCTCATGCCGCCACCTTGAAGCCGCGCCGGCCCGCCTCGGCCTCGAACCATTCGAGAAGCTCGGCGCTCTCGGTATCGTAGGGCTCCGGATTGTTCATGGCCTCGATCTGCGCTTGCCGGCCTCCGTGCTTCACGATGTGCTGAAACCTCGGGTCGTCGGCGCCGACCAACTCGAACTGGCCGTAGGTGCCCGAGCCTTTGCCTGGCCGCCAGTCGCCGACGCCCTGGGTCAGACCGGCCGATGCGAGCAGGTTCGCCACGGCCTGTTCCTTGAGGTTCGGGCGCACGAACGACACCGACAGCCGGCAGCACCATTCCGGCACGATCGCGCGCGTTCGGATGTCGGGCGTCTTGTTGATGTCGGCAGAACGGGTGACCGACATGAACAGCTGCGGCACTCCGTAGATGCTCACGCGCTCACCGTTGACCCACGTCAGCCGGCCGATCTGGGACTTGCTCGACCCCGGCAGGTCGAGCGCGGCCGACTTGATTGCGCCCTTGAATGCGCTCGCCAGGTGTTGCAGGTACGTCGGCGCGCTGTCGTCCAGGTCGAGGTACGGCGACGCCCGAAACTCTTCTTTCGGGTTGTGTTTGAGGCTCGATGCCTTCTCGGCGGCATTCTTCTTTGCCGATGGCATCAGGATCGCGCGAAGCGCCTTCTCGGACATGCGATTCAGGATCAGCGGCGTCGTGCCGAGAACCAGGAATTCGAGCTGCCCGTGATCGACCTTCAGAACGTCCAACTCGACGGATTTCGCAGTTGCCATGATAGAACCCTCCTGTATTTCCGATACTTTCGGCGATCGGGTTGCCGTTCAACGTTTCTCCACCGGCCCATAGTTCCCCGCCGTCGGCGCCCCGGACGGCGAGCACTCCTTCTCGCACACCAACGCGATGTCGCCGTCCGCAGACCCGCAGGCGACCAGCGCCAGCAGCAGGATCAACGCGGCAAGTCTGAAGCCGATCACCATCGCAATCTCGTACGGCGCGATCATCGGAACCCCTTCGGACTGCTGCGCTCCGAACACGCCTTGCAGCGCCAGATCCTTCGGCCATTGGCGGCGATCTTGACCTTGCCGCCCTCGACACGGCGTTCCTTGTCGCAGGAGCGGCAGTGGCGCATGCCGGTCTGCGCGGCGACGGACTCGGCGAGGCGGGCGTTCAGTTTCCAGTTCATGCCCACAGATCCTCTGTTTCACGTGGAGCGAGCATCTCGGCCTGCTGCGGCACCGCCTGAATCTCGGTTGCGCGCACGATCACCGCTCCGCCCTTGAGCACGCAGTCGCGGCGCACGATCAGCACGTCGACCTGGCTGTCGTCCGCCCAGAGTCCGCCCTTCGTACAGGCATCCAGCACCGCCTTGGCGCGGTTGTCGATGTCGAGCGCGGCGCGGGTCGGCGGATGCAGCACCAGATCGACCTCGACGCGGCCGGCTATCCTGCGACCCTTGCGCTGCGCCAGCACCTCGCCAGCGGCGCGCGCGAAGAATGCCCGGCCATCGCGCGACAGCAGCGTGCGTGCGCTGCGGCCAATGACGACGTTGCGCCAGATGCGGTTCACCGACGGCGGCCATGGAAGGTGCAATTCGATTTCCAGGCCGTAGAGCGATTTTTCTGGGCCGGTTGGTATCAAGCCTCCAACCGGGCGTCGATCGTGCGCTGTGCGGCCGATTTGGGCCGTTTGCGGGCATTCTGTGGTCATCGCCGCCTCCACCGCGGGCACCGCTCTGTCCACTTGCCGGCGCTCTGCCAGTGCTCGCGCAGCGCGCGTTCGACGGCCAGCACGCAGGCGTTCGGCGGGCCGGCCTGAGCGCACGTCGGCGCCGCGCCGTCGCGCGACGGCGGTTGCCGGTGAGCGCAGGTGTCGCAGTCGACTTTGGTCAACACGCCGGCTCCGCAATACCCGCCGCGAGCGCGGCCTCGCGTGTCCCGTGGCCGGCGCCGAGCCACCATTGACCGCCATCTGCCCTCCGCTTCGCGGCCGGAAGCGAGCCGAGGTATTGCGCGAACTTCTCGCGGCCGAACAGCGTCGCCGGACGCAGGAATTCGGCCATCTTCGCGTCGCCAAGCCACTGCGCGATCTTCGCGTCGATGACCGCCTTGCAGTCGTCGACGGACGCCCCTTCGCGCAGTCGTGCCAGGACCAGACCCACGTTCGACTTCACAGGCCGGAATGCCTTGCCTGCACGAGCGTTGAGGTACCCGAGGATCTCGACAGCGTCGGAGTGATCCGCCCGGGGCTCGGGGTCGGGCTTGCCCGACATCAGCTTGTTTTTCTCTTCCCCTACCCTACCTTCCCCTACTGGTTTCCAGTGGCCTAACCCAACTTCGCTTTTTGCTGCGCTTATTCCGGCTTGGGTTTCGGTTGGGTTCTCACTGGGTTTCGAATGGGTTTCTCGTTGGGTTTCCGGTGGGTTTCCTTTGGGTTTCGCTGGACGACCCCCAGAGCCACCATTTCGCCAATTCGCAACCAGTTTCGGGTTGTGCTCTGCCCACTTCGGAACGCGCAGCGTCGACCCGTCACGCTCGACAAACCCGGCCTCGATCATCGCGGCCTCGAACGTCGAAGCATCATGCGGCGCGCGACAGATCGCCTTGAGCGCAATAGGCGTGATATCGAAGTCGACGGCACGGCGCGCCTGGCAGTGCCCCCAGATCCGAATGACGTACAGCGGCGCGCATTCGTCGCCGCCGAGCAGGTCTACCAGCATCCTGGTCTTCCAGTGGTCGAGGAAGTCGGGGTCGAGAATCACCTTGCGAACTCCGTTTCTTCGGCGGGCATGTACTGGATGCACCGCCGACGATTGTTGATGCAGTACTGCATGCTCTTCGGCTCGAACCACAGGTACATGGCGCGGTGCTGAGACTCGCCGTTACGCTGCTTGAGCAACTCGACCTTAGCGTCGGGCGAGCCGTCGTCCGCCTCGGTTTCCTCGCGCAACCTGGCCCACACGCTGAACACGTTGTCGGCCATGTTCGTGATCTTCCCGGAGCCTGAGACGTCGAGCTTTCCTGGCCCGGACTTTTCGTCGGCCGCCTTGCGCGGGTGAGCCACGACGTTGACGTGCGCGGCGAACTGCTTGGCGAAGGCCGTCACGCGCGACATGAACTGCCGCTGCGCCTCGAATGCGCCCTTGCCTTCCTCGGGCACGTCGGCCAGCATCATCAGCGAGTCGACGACGAAGTGCCGGATGCCGTACCGCCTGGCGCCGTAGGCGAACACCTCGAGCAGCCGCGCGCTGTCGGCCTGCCCGACGTGCCGGTACAGCCACAGGCGATCATCGAACCAGCGGTTGACCTGGCGGATGTACGGGATCGTCGGGTCGCCGCAGCCGGCCGCCTGGCGCGTCAGGCGCGACATGATCTTCTTCGGCAACATCTCGCCCGAGAAGATCAGCACGCGTTCGTCGTTGCGCATCAGGCCGAGCATGGCCTGACCGAGAAACTGCGACTTCCCGTGGCCGTTGTACCCGGTCCATACCGTGACCTCGCCGGGCCGGAAACGAAACCACTCGTGGTCGATACCGACATGCAGCGCGGGGTCGACCGGCGCATCAGGCGTCGGGTACAGATCGGCGATGACCTCATCGACGAAGATCGACGCGGAGACGAGTTCGTCCGGGTCGATCGGGCGCGCTTCCTTCACGCAGAACGCGAAATCGGACGCATCGGCCCCGACAAGCAGGAATTCGTTGGCATCCTTGGTCGGGAACTTCGCGACCCGGCAGCGATCCAGCCCGAGCCGGTTGGCGACTTCGCGCGCACCCTTGCGCCCGGCGTCGTCGTCGTCGTAGCACAGCACGATGTCCGAGAACCGGCGCAGGCGCTCCCAGTCGGAATCGATCCACTGATGATTGCCGGCGCCTTGGTTGACGCTCAGCGCCGGAATGCCGACCTGGTGCAGCGTCATGGCGTCGATCTCGCCCTCGCAGATCGCCACCGAGCGGCACTTCGGGTCGATCAGGTGCCAGCCGAACAGGCACGGCTCGGCATCCTTGGCCTGCCACATCTTCTTTTCGGCGAGCACGCGCGTCTTGACGTTCACGAGTTCGCCGTCGCGCAGGTATGGCATCAGCACCGCCGTGTCGTCCGGGTTTCCGGCGAGCCTGAATGCGGCAATCGTCGCTTCGGTGAGTCCGCGCGAAGCGAGCCACGCCGAGACGCGAGACTTCGGCCGGCTGCCCTCTGGCTTCGCGGGCCTCGAATAGGTGCGCTGCGGCTTGAGCGGCGCATCGAGCGACACGCCAAGGTAGGCCGCGGCCTCGCGCATCGCCTCGGCGATCGAGCAACCGCGGCGCGCGGCGAAGAGGTCGAGCAGATCGCCCCCTTCGCCGGTTGCGAAGTCCTTCCAGACGCCGCACTTTGCGCCCGTGATGCGCACCGAAAGCGACCCGCCAGCCTCGTTCGTCACCGAGCCGGCTTTCCACTCGGCGCCGTGCCGCTTGCCGGCCGGCAGCAGCATCGCGGCGACGTCGGCCGCCTGCTCGGCGAGGCGCTCGGCAAGCTCCCGCGCGTTCATTGCTCGCTCAACCGCAGAAGACGGAACAGCCACGCGACTGGGCCGGCCGGCATGAAGCCGCGGCAGTACAGCCACATGACGAGGCGCTTCACCGTCGACCTCATGTGCCGCAGGCCTCCGTGATCACCCGGATCGCGCGCTGATAGTCCTGCGGCGACAACGCTGGAAACTCGCGAACCATGTCGGCCTTCATCCGCTCGTACAGCCTGTAATCCGGCGTCTCGGTGCGCGCCAGGCCGGGGCCGCGCACCCTGCGCAGGTGGCGCTCGAGCGGCGAGAGTTCGACGATCGCGCTCATGCCACCACCCGATACTGCGGCCGGCGCTTGAACCCCTCGCGCCGCTCGACCATCCCGCCGGCCACCGCCTCGCGCAGCATGCGCAGGGCATGCGTGTGATGTACGCCGAGCAGCCGCGCGACCTCCGGGCCTGAGCGCCACTGGGTGCCCATGGCCTCGATGAGCCGGGCGCGTGCGCCATTGGACTGGCGCCACGAGGACGGTGCCCACGCCGCGGGGTTCATGCGGTGGATCTGCTCGGCAGTCCATGCGAGGGCGGCGGTCACGGCTCACCCATCGCGAGGATCGCCTGCTTCGCCACCGGTGCAGGCGTGAAGAGTGGGAGTTGATCGAGCGCGCGCCGCATGCGCTCGCAGGCGATCTCGAAGTACGCCCTGTCTATCTCGATGCCGACGAAGCGGCGCCCCCCCTGGATCGCAGCGACGCCGGTCGTGCCCGAGCCCATGAACGGGTCGATGACCGTCTCTCCGGGCTCGCTCCACCAGTGCGCGAGGAAGTCGAAGTGCGCCTGCGCGCGCGAGCACGGATGTCCGTTCGCGCGTCGTCCGCCGGGCTGCACACTCGGCGCGCGGCCCGGTATAACCCTGCGGCCGGGCGTACTGGGAACGGGGTCGCCGAAGCAATACGCGATTTCGTCGCCGCCGAGCAGGCGCCCGATGTAGCTTGGCATCACGTATGGCAGGATGACCGCTCTGACGTGCGGCAGCGGCACCGGCGCGAGAAAGCGCGGGTCGCCATCGTGGCGCAGGACGACGACGGCGCGCCGCGGCGTCGCGATCGCCTCCCACATCTGCGCGAACAGTGTGTACGGCATGCCCGAGCCGGGGAGCAGACCAGGCGGGCAGTTTGGCCACACCGGATCGGTAATGAGGGCGTCGGCCGCCGGCAGCGTCGCCAGGGCCTCCCGGCAATCGCCGAGGTACAGCGTCGCGTCGCCGATGCGCTCGACTCTCATCCCTCGTCCCTCACCCGCACCCATGGCTGCGTCGGATGGCGCTCGATCAGGCCGCGCAGTTCGAGGTAGCGCAGCGCCGTGGCGACGGTTTCGCGGTCGCCCTCTTGCCGCACGTTATCCGGGCCATACCAGCGGTCGCCCGGGTCGGCGACCGGGTGGCAGTAGCACTCGATGTCCGAGCGCGCCGCGCTGTAGGCGAGCAGGTGCGCGAGGGTGTCGAGTTCGGTCATGCCGCGGCCCTCCCGGCGTCGAGCGCGAACCAGTTGGCGCGGATCAGGGCGGTCGCCGGCGGCAGGATGAACTGCGGCGTCAGCACGGCGTCCCCAGGTCGTCCTCGTCATCCCACCTGTGGCACGAGCACTCGCAGCGCTCGTCGACGGCGTAGTTGCGTTCATCCACGAAGTGGCGGGGGCCGTACCGGATGCGCACGCATTCGCGCGCGTCGCGGCTCGGGCAGGCGCAGCCGTAGCCGGTGCCGTGGGTGTCGGTCGGGGATCTCATGCCGCAACCTCGGCGAACAACGATCCGTCCTGCACGGGCGCGGCCGCGCGATCCCAGAGCACGATCGACTGCACGCCGGCACCCAGGGAGAGGAAGCGCATCACGGATGCACCCTCTCGCAGCACGGCACCGAACGCGCGCAGTGAGCGTGCCCCGGGCCGCCCGGCTCGCCGTAATCCCACTCGCCGCAGCGGGCGCACCGGAACACCGGCTGCGAAGCGCCGCCGTCGCATCGTTCGCAGTAGCGCCCGCCCTCGAACCGCCAGTCGTGACCGGCCGCGCAGAGGTGGCCGCCACCGAGGACGGCGGCTTCGGCGATGAGGTGCGTCAGCATGTCGCCTCCACCGGCTCCCCGCGCTCGACCGGCCCGGCGTCGGGGCGCGCTTTCGCAATACGGATCGCCATGTGTTCGATGGCGTCTGCCGCCGGCATCGCCTCGATCGGGCGGCGCGCGTCGTGCGTGTAGTCGATGCGGCTCTCGACGATCTTGCCGAGCACGTCGTCCGGGTCCCGGACCCGCGCGTTGCACGCGACGTGCACCCAGTAGCTGCCGTCGCTGTGCCGGGCGACCTCTACGTGTCCGCCTGGGAAGCGAATGACTACGGTCGACGGCTCGGGCCGGCGCACATCGCCCCGGATCTCGATGCAGCAGGCATCATCGGAGTGCTGGACGGCGAAGCGGGCCATCAGCGCGCGACCTCGATCAGCCACTGCCGCACCAGCGTCGGCAGTTGCCACCCCGGCGCGGTGCGCATCAGGCGGGCGATGACGGCGAGGCGGCGGGCGTGAATGGCGCCCGGAAATGTGCGGTTCATCACCCAGCGGCTTGCGGCTGAGATTCAGACGCGGCCGGGACGGCGTTCGGGCTGCATACCTCGCGGTGCAGCTCGATCAACGCGGACGCGATTTGGAATGACGGGCCACGCGCACCGCCGCCACTCGAGGCAAGCTCCGAAATCGTCGGCTGTGAGCACCCGGCGCGCTCGGCGATGCGGACCTGCGTCCAACCGGCCGCACGAAGGTCCTCGATAAGGGTAGTCCAGTTCATGGCGCCATCATATCGGCGCCCCGATGTTTCTGCAATAGGTATTCTGGTACCAACGGTCGCCGCTACCGTTTATCGGCCAGCCTATTGACAAGCTATTAGCGGTTCGATATTCTGCCTCCATCAACACCGGAGACAGCCATGACCACCACCCACTTCGCCGCCGACCTCGCCCCAGCCCCCGCGCCGGTGCGCTCGCCGCTGCCGGTCGAGACGCCGCTCGAAGCGGAAATCGCGCTGCTGCGCGCCATCGTCGCCAAGCAGCATGAGGCGCTGGAGTCCGTGCACCGGGAGGTCGGCGCGATCCTGCCGCCGTCGCTGGCCTACGCGGTCATCGACGCGATCGTCACGGCGAGGCTGTCGAAATGAGCGCGGCCGCCATGCCCGGCCCAGGCGACGAACGCACGTTTCCGCCCCACATCCGCGCCCGCGACCCGCAGCGCGACGACGAGCGCCTGCGCCTGGCCGACACCTGGGACGCCGCCCAGTCGATCGCGCACAACACCGAGCTGCTCGACATGCTGCAGGCCGAAGGGCTGCTCGACTACTCGAAGCTCTACGTGAAGATCGCCGGCCAGCAGGTGGACCTGTTCCGGGCGGGCGACGTCATCAGGTTGCGGGTGATGGCCGGCAGGCACGCCGAGGCCGACGTGATCGCGCGCGACATCACGGACGCGCTCGCCAACGCGATCGAGGCGCTGATTCTCTCCGGAGCGGTCGAGTCATGACCCGCACCACCGACATCCTCGCCGGCGAGCCGCCGCGGCGCTTGACCGCGCTCGACGTGTTCGCAATGGCACTCGGCTACGCGCTGCTGCTGGCGATCGTCATCGCCGCGTCGGTGGCGATGCTCGACCGCATCGAAGGCCGCCCCGATCAGGTGTGGTCGCAGGTGCAGGCGTTACTCACGTGGATCGATGGGAGGCTCTGATGAGCGATCTGATGTGGTTCGTGCTCGGCGTGGCGGTTGGCCAGGCCGGGCTGGTGGTGGTGCTCGCGCTCTTTCACTACGCCGACGACGTGCCGGCGCAGGAGCGGTCATGAGCCCCGAGTCTGGCGCGGCCCGGGCGGCCGATATCGAGACGCTGCGTGCGGCGCATGACGTTTATCGCGGCTTGCTGGCGAACGTGCAGGCGCTGGTGAAGCGCAACCCGCAGGGTCTGCGGGTGCGGCCGATGTTCGGGCAGGAGCTGGCGCGGCCGGTGCGCAAGCTGAGGCGGGCCGCGTGAGCGCGGTTCTCGAACACGTCGACGCGCCCGCCGAGCCCGCCGCCGAGCCGGCGGTGCCGTTCGAGCCGGGCGTGCGCGACGACATGCCGCATGCCGACTATCTCGCGGTCGAAGCGCTGTCGGCCAGCGGCATCAAGCGAATGCTGCAGTCGCCCATGCACTATCGGTTCGACCAGGACCACCCGTCCGAGACGACCGAGAGCATGCTGCTCGGCACGGCGTTGCACATGGCGATCCTCGAACCCGAGCGCTTTGACGAACAGGTCGTCATCACGCCGGACGATGCGCCCAGGCGCCCGACCGCGGCGCAGTGGAGCGCCGCGAAGCCGTCGCCGGCCTCGCTCGCCGCAATGCAGTGGTGGACCGAGTTCAACGCGCAGGCCGAGGGCAAGATCGTGCTGACCGCCGAGCAGGGCGCGCGCGTCGAAGGCATGGCCGGCGCGGTGCGGCGCCACCCGATCCACGACGAGATGATGGGTTCGGGCGCCTCCGAAGTGTCGTACTTCTGGCGCGATGCGCGGCTCGACATTCCGTGCAAGGCGCGATTCGATCGCCTGAACGAATCGGGGTACGCCTTCGACGTGAAGTCGTGTCAGGACGCGAGCCGCGACGGCTTCATGCGCGCGATCACGTCGTTCAAGTACCACCTGCAGGAAGCGCACTACCGCAACGGCTACGAACACCTGCGCGACGAGAGCCTGCGGGCGTTCCTGTTCGTCGCCGTCGAGAGCGCGGCGCCCTACGGGTGCGCCGTCTACGTCATCGAACCCAACGCCGTGCGCTTCGCGCTCGATCGCGTCGAGGAGGCGATGGTGCTGTATGCCCACTGCCTGAAAACCGGCTACTGGCGCGGCTACAGCGAAACCGTGCAGCCGCTCGTGCTGCCGCGCTGGGCGACGTCGATCGCCGCGCCCATCTACTGACCACGGAGGAAACCGCATGTCCGCAGTAATCGAAGCACCGAAGAAACCCATGAGCACGGGGCGCGTGAGCCTCCTCGAAACGTTCGCGCAGCGATATGACATCGAGCCGTCGAAGATGTTGGACACCCTAAAGGGGACCGCGTTCAAGAGCCCGAAGGACGGCCCGCCCATCACGAACGAGCAGTTGATGGCGCTGATCCTGGTGGCGAACCAGTACAACCTGAATCCGCTCACGAAGGAAATTTACGCGTTCCCCGATAAGCGCAACGGCATCGTTCCGGTAGTCGGCGTCGACGGCTGGTCGCGCATCATCAACTCGCACCCGCAGTTCGACGGCATTGATTTCATCATGGGCCCGGACGACAAGGCGGGCCTGCCCGAGTGGATCGAGTGCGTGCTGCACCGCAAGGACCGCACGCACCCGACGCGCGTGCGCGAGTACATGAAGGAATGCAAGCGCGGTACCGATCCGTGGTCGAGCCACCCGCGCCGGATGCTGCGCCACAAGTCGATGATCCAGTGTGGCCGCGTGGCGTTCGGGTTCGTCGGCATCTACGATCAGGACGAGGCAGAGCGGATCATCAACGGCGACGTGCGCGTCGTGCCGAACGATGCGGTGGCCGAGCTGAATCAACGGATCGAATCACGCGCCGAGCCGGACCTGCTGCCGGTCGGCGAAGTTATCGACGCCGCCGCGAGGCCGGTCGACAAACCGGAGCCCGCACCCGCGTCCGACGCTCCACGCACCACCTACGCCGAAGTCCGGGGTCGGATGGAGAAGGCGCCGGACATCGATGCGCTCGACGAGGCCGCGTCGATGATCGAGGCAGTCGCCGCGCTCGACCAGCGCAAGGAGTTGGCCGCTCTGTACAAGCAGCTGCGCGCGCAGCTCGCCGGGGAGTGACCATGCACGCATCGATACGACTGCCGATAGCGCTGGCCGTTGCCCTCGCCACCGCATCCGCCACCGCCGGCGGCACCAAGCCGACCCCGAAGCCCGACCCTGCGCCGGTCGTCACCACGCCGCAGAAGCAGTGGCAGACGCAGACGCAGGACCAGCACCAGGCGCAGCACTCGGACGCCACGGCCGCAGCCTCAGCGTCGGCATCCGCCAGCGGCGGCGCGGCCAACGGGGAGGTGAACATCGGCGGCGATACGAGCAGCACCCGCGCCTACGCGCTCGCGCTGCCGATGCCGCTGAACGTGCCGCAGATCACGCCGGCCACGGCCGCCTGCTCGCTCGCGTCATCCTCGGGACTGGCGATCGGCTGGAACTTCTACAGCCACAGCGGCGCCAAGCAGGTCATCGACGGCCTGTGCGTGGCCGAGCGGCAGGCCGCAGCCTATGAGCTGCAGTGCAAGTACCGCACGGCCGCCGCGATCCGCTACTGGATCGCGCAGAAGGCCACCGCCGCGCCCGAGCTGCAGCGCGTCGAGTACGAAGCGCAGTCGGCCTACGAATGGCAGGCGCCCGACCAGCAGCCGCAGATGCGGCAGGCGCAGCAGCCGGCCACGCTGGCGAGCGAACTCGGCGCATTCCTCGCGCTGGCCGCCGCGACACCGTATGAGCGCGAGCGCGACCTGACGATGGAGGAGTGCCACAAGCCGAAGGTTGTCTACGTCGAGCGCCCGGCGCCGGTCGCTGCACCCGCGCCTGCGCCGGCCCGCAAGGTCGTGCGCAAGCCGCGCCCGAAGCCGAAGGCGGTGGCGCCGTGCCCGCCCGGACAGACGCTGCGGACCGTTTGCGTGGCGAGGCCGTGATGACCGAAGCCACCACCACCGAAGCAACGCCGAAACTGGCGATCACTGAGTACAGCCCGACCGCTGCGGCGCTGGCCGAGCTGCGCGCGCGATTCAAGGGCGTCGCCTTCGACGTCAGCACCACCAAGGGCGACAAGGAAGCGCGCGCCGCCCGGCTGGAACTGGTGCGGCTGCGCACGTCGCTGGAGGCCAAGCGCAAGGAATTGAAGGCGCCAGCGCTGGAGCGTTCACGCCTGATCGACACCGAGGCCAAGCGCATCGAATCCGAGATCCTCGCGCTGGAAACGCCCATCGACCAGCAGATCAAGGCCGAGGAGGCCCGGCGCGAGCGCGAGCGCGTCGCGAGGCTAGAAGCCGAGCGCCGCCGCGTGGCCGAGATTCAGGAGCGCATCGACCACATCAAGCACGTCGCGGTGCGCGCCGCCGGCAAGTCGTCGGTTGTGATCGAGGCATTGATCGGCGATCTGGTGGCGATCCAGGTTGACGACAGCTACGCCGAATTCAAAGCCGCCGCTGCTGGCGCCCACGCCGCTGCTCTGGCATCGCTACGCGAGATGCTGACTGCGGCGCAGGCGCACGAGGCCGAGGCGCGCAGGCTGCGCGAAGAACGGGAAGCGTTCGAACGCCAGCGCCGGGAAGAAGAAGCGCGCCGCGCCGAGGAGGAACGCCTCGCCCGCGAGAAGCGCGAAGCCGAAGAGGCCGCCGCACGGGCCGAACGGGAAGCCGAGGAGGCGCGTCTGGCCGAGCAGCGCCGCGCGCAGGAAGAGGAGTTGCGCCAGCAGCGCGAGGCGGAAGAAGCGCGTCTCGCTGAACAGCGCCGGGCCGAGGAGGAACGCCGGGCCGAGGAGGAGGCCCGTATCGCCGCTGAACGCGCCGAATTGCAGCGGCAGCAGGCCGAGATCGACCGTCAGCGCCGCGAACAGGCCGAGCGCGAAGCCGCAGCGCGCGCCGAATCCGAGCGCGCCGAGCGTGAACGCGAGCAGGCCCGGTACGAATACGAATGCCGGCTCGAAGAAGACGCCCCTCAGATGCTCGCCCTGCTCACCGAGGCGCTCGACCTCGTGCCGCGCATCAGCGACGACGATCCGATAGCGCCGGCGCTGGCGGACTGGTGCGTGCGCGCCCGGGAAGTGGTCCGGGACATCGGGTCAGCCGAACCCAATACTCACGAGGGAGATCGAAGTGCTTGAACTCGACCACACCACCGCACTACTCGCGAATCTCAACGTCAGGACCGAGCTGCACGGCGAAGACCGCGAGCCCGCCGCCGATCTGAAGTTCGAGCTACGCGCGTCCAACGACATCCTCGCGCACTTCCACCCGTCGCTGAAATCGATGCTCTACGTGCGCGGCGAAGGCGGCGACCTTGCCGACCAGGGTATGCCGCCCGACGCGCTGCTCGTGCGCCGCTTTGCGGACAAGCTCGGGCCGCTCAAGTGGGCGATGGAGATCGTCGGTTGCACGCTCACCGTGCACCACGGCATCAGCGAGAAATCGCACGTCGTGCTACCCGGCGCGACCGCCGATTCGTTCGTGATCGAGGCGCAGGAAGGCGGACAGGTCGACATCACGTTTCGCGTGCGCGCGCATCCGGATGCGAAGCAGGTCGCGGTGCTGTACGAATCGCAGCAGCGCCACGTCGAGATCTCGCTCGAACCGCCGTCGGAGGATCAGGCGGAGTTCGGGGAGGAAGAGGCATGAATCGGCAGCGCGGCTTCATCAGCGACCGCGACTTTCAATTCTTCATGTTCATGCTGGTGCTGGTCGGCATGTTCGTTGGTGCCGTGCTGTTCCTCGGCGTCCCGTGGCTCTGGGGAATCTTGCGGCCGTTCATCCACGCGTGGACTGCATGATGACCGACATCACAGACTGATTCGCAGCCGCGATGAGAGCGCCGCACCCCGACGACGAGGCCGTAGACCGATTCGCGGCAGCGATGAAGGTGAAGCTCGCCGAGAAACGCGCCGAGGGGCGCGGCGGATGGGACGACCCGGAGCAATGCTCAACGGCATGGCTGGCCGAGTTGTTGCGTCGTCACGTCGAGAAAGGCGATCCGGTCGACGTAGGCAACTTCGCGATGATGCTCTGGAATCGCGGCGGCTCGACGACGACCGGGCGAAGGGATGCGCTGATCGCCGCCGTCGAAGCGCTCGCCGCGATCGTGCAGGCCGATCGCGTGGTGCACTACCAGTCGGTGCGCAACGCCTCGACCGGCATGGTTGACGACGACGCGGACCGCGCGCACCTGGCGCGCTATGACGCGGCGTTGCGGCTGGCGGATGCGGCGCTTGGGGTGGACGTCGAACGATGAAGCTCCGCCCGCTCCCCGAACGCATCCTGCGCATGATCGCGGAGACGCCGATGACCAGCGAGCGCATCCGGGCCGTCATCCCCGGCACCGCGAAGGCGCACGCAAACCGCACGATCGAGTACCTGCGCACCGAGGGGCTGATCGCGCTCAAGTGGGGCAAGTGGCGGACGACGCTGGCCGGGCGCCGCGCGCTTCCGGCGCCGGCGCCGGTGTTCGTGATGCAGGCGTACGTGCCGCCGAAGCGGGCGCCGAGACGGGCGGGGAGCGACCACAGCGCGATCCCGTCGCGGATGGGCGGGGCGCTAGTGGCGGGGCGGAGGTTGACGTGAGCGATACCCTGTTGACCGCCGGTGAGGCCGCCGCGATCCGCTACTGGATCGCGCAGAAGGCCACCGCCGCGCCCGAGCTTCAGCGCGTCGAGTACGAAGCGCAGTCGGCCTATGAATGGCAGGCGCCCGACCGGCAGCCGCAGGCGCGCCAGCAGCAGCCGGCCACGCTGGCGAGCGAGCTGGGCGCGTTCCTCGCGCTGGCCGCAGCGACGCCGTATGAGCGCGAGCGCGACCTGACGATGGAGGAGTGCCGCAAGCCGAAGGTCGTCTACGTCGAACGCCCGGCGCCCGTGGCTGCGCCTGCGCCAGCGCCCGCCCCGGTCCGCAAGGCCGTTCGGCGGACGCAGCCGAAGAAAGCCGCCGCGCCGTGCCCGCCGGGGCAGGCACTGCGGACCGTGTGTGTCGCGCGTTGAACGGAGCCACCATGCCCTCCACCCACCGAATCACCGACATCTTCCCCGCCCTGCTCTGGGCCGGAACGCCGATGTCGCTTGCGGCGAACAAGCGCCCGACGCGGCGGCCGACGGTCAACCCGGCCGGCACGAAGCTCGCCCGCATGGCCGCAGAGAAGCGTCTGGGCCGTCGGTGGGCCCGGCCATACGAAGCGGGGGTCGCATGAACCCCGCCCAGATGCCCGGCTACGGCGATGCCGAGAGTTTCCCGCCGCACGTGCGCGCCCGCGACCCGCAGCGCGACGACGACGCCAGCCGCATCGACGCCGCCGAGGCTTGGGCGGTCGCGCAGGCGATCCGCGCCAGTGGCGCCAGTAGCCGCGAGGCGGCGCGCCTGGTGCTGGTCGACGACGTGGCCCAGGCGCCCCGAGATCACCATTCCCTGCGGCGCGATCTTGATGACGCACGCATCGAGTAGAGTTTGCAGTTGATCCATCCTGCCGCCGTCCGGCGACCACCCAGGGCCGGCGTAGAGCAGTCGCGCGACCAGCCCGACCGACCCGCGCCCGAGGTACAACTGACCGCGCTTCGGCTCGAGCGCGGCGAGCTCGGCGGCGGACAGCCGGCGTCCGGATTCTCGCAGCGGGATGGCATCGACGAGCATCGGACTACTGTACACAAGAACAGTAGTAGAGGGCTTGACATTTAACCGATATCTGTTAATATGACATCACTGCATCACGCAGTACACCAGCCGCCGGTGAGTAGGCGGAGAAGCCTCGGAAGGAGCGCATCATGAAAATCGCCCAGCAAATCGCCCAGCACCGCGCAGCCGAAGCGATGGAACAAGCCGAAGCCCGCGCGATCGCGAAGGATCAGAATTGGTCTTTGGGCATGACGAAGTGGACGTTCGACGACAACTCCGTGCTCGCAGTGCGCGGCGTCGAGGTCTGCGGCGTTGACGCAGACGATGTGAACAGCATTCGCGCGTACGGGAGGTGGGTCGGTGACGATGCCGCGGAGCAAGCCGAAGTCAGCCGGCTGCTCGAAGCCCTCGAAGACTGAACCCACGGCGGCGATATCTAACGCCCGCATGTCCAGCCCGCAATTCCCCCGCCGTGCCCATCAGCAGGCCGGCGGGATCATGACGCCGGCGCAGTTCTGGGCCGTTGCGCAGGCCATGCATGCAGGCGGAGCCGACAACTACGAGGCAGCGCGCCTGGTGCTGGTCGAGGGTGTCGCGCCGGGCGTGGCGGCCGAGCAGACTGGTCGCTTGCCGCAGTCGGTGTCGCGCATCGTCGGCCGGATCAAGCGGGTGCACGCGCTGATGGCCGAGGCGTACGGGCCGCCTGAGCGGCGATCGCCCGCCGGCCGGTAAGTCGGTACCACCGCGACCCCGATCGCCTCGCCTGCGCCCGCCTCGCGGGCCGGCGGGTGCGTCAGAGTGCCGCGACCAGCAGGATCAGGCCGGCGACGGCCGCCATCAGGATCGCGAAATCGCGGTCACGCACACCAGCACCCCATGCCGGCGAGCCGGTACCCGAGGTACACGGCGAGCAGGATCGTGGTGACGATCACGGCGCCGGTGAGGCCGGCGGCGGTGATGCGGGTCACGGCCGCACCACTTCCCGCACGTAGTGCTGCAGGCCCTGCAGGCGCGACTCGCAGTCCGCGTGCGCGGTCTTGGCGTCGGCCACGCCCTGCGCGAGCTGCGGCAGCATCACGCGCCCCTCACCGGCCAGCGGCGGCCACGGCGCGCATTCCTGCATCACCCAGGCCGGCGGAGCCGGTGGGGTCACCGGGCGCACGATCGGCGGACCAGAGCACGCGCAGAGACTCAGGCACGCTAGAGCATTCAGCATCCGCGACAACATGCTTGACCACCTCCCGAGTTACCGTCCGGATCCGCTCCGGGCGCGCCTGCAATTCGATGATCCGTTCCGTGAGCAGCGTCAGCTCCCGCGCCTGCTTGGCGCGCATCTCGGCCACCTGCCGATCGATCTCGGCGTCCCGCTCGAGCCAGCGGGCGCGCTCGCCCTGCGTGCCGTGCGAGCGGCCGAGCAGGTACAGGCCGCCGAGCAGGCTGACGAGCAGCAGCGCCCCGGCGGCCCACGACCACAGCGCGCGCGTCACGTCAGTCCCCGATGCACTGGCGGTACTCGGCCTGACGGCGCGCCGTCAGCCCCGGCAGGGTGCGCCCCTGGAATTTGTCCCAGCGGAGCAGCTCGGCGCACGCGCCCGCGTAGTCGCCCGCCTTGAGCCTGCGCACGAGCGTGGAGCCGCAGGCCGCGCCCGTGCCGACGTTGTACGACCACGAAACGATCGCGTCCCATTCATGCTGGTGCATCGGTACGTCGCCGATGCACGCGCGCAGCGTCCGCTCGGAACGCGCGACGTGATCGCCCAGCCGGATGAGCGCGCGCACCGGGTCGGTACGGTCCCCGGGTTGGACGTCGGTTGCGTCGCCGAATCCGATCGTGCGCCGATCGCCGGCAACCGGGATGTACGCTTCGCCGCGGTAGCCCTCGTGCACGGCGATGCCCACGAGCGCCGATGCGCTCAGGGTGAGCGCGGCGAGCTTCATGCGCGTTTGCATCACAGATCCCGCTGCGCGACCAGGCGCGCGACGAACGCGGCCGCCACCGTCAGACCCGAGGCCGTCGCGAACACGCCGCGCGGCAACGTGTGGCCGAGAAACGGCAGCGCCGCTTCGGCGCCGGTGAGCAGGCCCGCCAGCAGCATCAGGCGGACCGACCATGCGCGGCGCAGGATGAGCCGCCAGCGAGGATCGAGAGTCACGCGCATAACCATCACCTCCCGAGAACGTAGTGCGAGAACCACCCGGCGGCGCTCGACAGGAGCGACACGAACGTCATCCCCGCCCAGAAGCCGCCGCGGCCCTTGTTCGCGAGCGCGAGCAGTTCATCCATCTTGCGATTCATCTCGCGCGACGAGGCCTTCAGCTCGCCGATCTCGCGCCCTTGCGCTTCGACGCGGGCTTCGAGGCGGCCGAATTCGCGCATGTCTGTTTGGTCCATCGTCACCATCTCGGCGAGGAAAAATCCTGATACACATGGAGCAGATCGACGTTCAGCACGGCGGCGGTGGAGCCGCCTGTTTTCTGCGCCTGTGCGCCATAGCTCATGCCGGCGGTCGGTACGTTCGACGTCACGGAGCCCTGACTTACTCCGTCGACGATGAGTTCAGCCTCCGTCCCGGCCGCGTTCACCACGATCTTTACGTGATGCCATCCGGTGGTGACGTCCGTGCCGCCGACGACGTTGGCGGCGCCGCCGTCGCGGCAGAACAGCCGCCACTTGGTCGTGCTCTCGTCATGCTGGGCGTGGATCCCGTTCGTCGGCGCGCCGGTGATTTCGTCGAAAAAGCCGCACCGCAGCTGTCCGGTGTTGCCGCCGCCGAAGAGTGTCGGGATTTCGACCAGCGCCTCGAACGTCAGCTCGCCGCCCCCGGCGAAGACCTGGGCCGTGCTGGTGTTGTTGGCGGGCGACGCCGCCTTCAAAAATCCGTTGCTGGTGGAGGTCGTCGAGCCGGTCGAGATCGACACGACCCCGGGATGGCCGGCCGATCCGCCCGTCCATGTAACGCTGCCTCCCGACGAGACGTTGCTCGTGAAGCTGTTGCCGTTCACCTGCCCGATCAGGTCGTCGTACTCCTCCCATCTCACGCGCGGATCTATGCCGCCACCGCCGCCACCGCCGCCCGCCGAAATGACGATCTCGCCCGGGGTGGACGTGTTCAATGAGACGTTCGATCCAGCGACGACGCGGCGCGAATTCGGCAATGACGCCGTTTCGTCGCTCACCGTAAGGTACGTTGCGTCGGTATCCCCGCCGCCCCCGCCGCCGCTGAGCACGACGGACCAGCCGTCACTGCCGCTGTAGCCGAGCAGATCGCCGGTATCTAGCAGTCGCTTCAACCACCCCTCGAACGGCTCGAACCCGTACCAGTTGCCGTCGCGATAGATCACAACGTCGTCGGTCGCGAATCCGCCCCACGCCGTCCCGACGATGTGCACGTCGCCATCCGCAGGCGAGCCGGGTTCGCTGTCCGCGACGTCGATCGCGGGCGCGGCGATCACCTCGGCGCGCAGCGCGTTGTCATTGGCCGGGATGCTGTTCTGGTTCGTGCCAGCCAGCCAGACGGCGAAGGGGAATAGCTGAGTGCTCATACCGTGTCCGAGGTTGCCGGGCCCGCGCCCGTGATGCGGTTCAGTGCGGCGACGCTCACCGTCACCGGCGAGGCCATCGCGCTGGCGTCGAAAGCGAATTCAGCCGCCACCGTTTCGATGACGACCGCCGCGCCACCGTCGTCGATCGTCACGCGGTACCCCTCGAAGTTGATCGACGGCACCGGGAAGTCATCCGAGCCGAAGCGATGGCGCGGCGTCCAGGCGCCGGAGACGACATCGTTACTGTCGCGCTCAAGCGTGAGATAGGCGATCGGCCACTCGGTCTGCGAGCGGCCCTCATAGGTCGCCGTCTGCTCGGCCACGCCCTCCGTCGTCTCGCCGAAGCTGGTCGCCCGGTGCGTCAGGCTCTGTCCGATCCACGAGGCCTGCGCGGGCGTGTGCTCGACGTCGTCGAGGAACACCACCAGCGCGCCGGTTGCGTGCGCAACGGCGGCCGTCGCGAGCCGGCCGCGATGCAGCGTCGACAGCTCGAACTCCTGATCACCGAGGTCGTCAGCGTCGAGGTATTGCAGGATCTCCCAATCGCCGCCCGCGCTCTGCACCGCGAAGGAGCCGCCCTCGGACAGAAACGCCTGTTCGGTGATCGACTCGACGTCGTGCGTTGCGCGCAGCAGCCGCACGCGCACGCGGTTCGTGGTGTCGGTGTAGTGCTCGGAGGCGGCGCCCAGATCGGCCGTCAGCACGCCGATGCGCATCGATCGCTCGAGCTGCGCGGCGTCGGTGAACGTCGCACCGCCATCCATGCTGCGCTCGACGAGCGCGCCGTACCAGGCCGGCTCGACAGCGGAGACGGCGAAATACAGATTCAAGTCGTCCTCCGGGTCCGCGCGCGCCGGGATGTCGAGCACGGCCAGCACGGTCGCGCCGATGATCGTGTTCGGCGGTGGCGTCGGGTCCGGGATCGGGATGCCGGTCACCGCCGACGTGTAGGCGCTCTGTCGATCAACGCGCAACTTCATCTCGATGCGGCCGTCGGCGTACCCCGTCTCTTCGATGCGCAGGCGGCGCACGCGACCGCGCAGGTTCAGGCCGATGCAGTCGGCCGCCGTGAGCCGCAGGAGGCTCTCCGGCACGACGATCGTTACCTCACCCTCGGCGTCCGCCCAGGCCACTTTCTGCAGCTTGTCGGCGATGCGCGCGGCCTCATCCTCGCCGAGCACGACGGGCACCTCGACGCTTTGCTCGCCGACCACGCGCACATCCGGGCTGCTGCGCTGCGCGGTCGCCTTCACGCGCGCGTAGCCGCTCGCCGCGTGCTGGTAGAACAGGTGCGTCTTCGCCGGATACTCGATCGCCTGCTCGCGCGTCGACGTGTCGGGCTCTTCGACGAGATCGTCAATCGTGAGCACGTCGACCACGGCCGCTCCGCGCTTCGGGAAGTGGATCTTGCCGTCGGACTCGAAGCGGTCGAAGAAGTACGCGCGGCGCAGCACGTCGATTGCGTCCGCGCCGGTGTAATCGCCAGCCAGCACGAGGCCGCCGACCTGGTCCGTCAGCTCGGCCGCATCGACGTGCAGATCGTTCAGGCCGCAACGTCGCGCAACGTCGCGCACGATCTCGTCGAGCGGCACAACGCCGCCGGAGAGGCGCTCGAATGAATCAGGGCCCCAGGGCACCTCGTCGAATACCTGCCCCGACCCGTCGACGGAATCCCCTGCCGAGAACAGGTCTCCGGACTCATCCATGACGATCCCGAAATACGTGTCCGACTCCTCGTAGACGGCCGGCAGCGACGAACCCGGATAGCCGCGGTACACCGCCGAGGCAGAAAGTCGCGCCATGCCGAATCGGGTATTCCCGGTCAGGTGCGCGCCGCCCGGGTCGCCCTCGAACCCGATCACGATTTCCTGCCCGTCGTTCGACATGTTCAACTGACACCGCACCATCGACCAATCCGACGTGACGGCCAGAGAACCCGACCAGACCGTCATCCCGTCCACGCGCACGTAACACGACAGCGCGATCGGGCCGGCGGTCGATCTGGCCTTGAGATACGTGAGCCATACCTCCCCGGGTCCGTTCCCGGACACGAGCGTGTTTGAGATCGAGTAGCCCGTTGGAAAGGTGCCGCCCGCGACAACCGTGCCGAACACCGTGCTGGAAACCGGATCGAGCGGCACCGTTTCACCGCTCGACGCCACCTCGAACCGATACTGCGGAATCGACCCGCGCCGGTCGGTGAGATCCTCCGAGTCGACCACGATGTACGCGGTGCCGCGATACGCGGGCGTGTCATCAGCGCCGCTCACCTGCGCCTGCAGCGTCGGGTCCGGCAACTGATCCTCATCGCCGAGGTGGAACGCCTTGTTCCCGACCCACTTCGCCGACTCGGCGACGATCACCGACTCCGGGCGCACGTCATAGACGAGCTTGTCGTCCTCCCAGACCCGCAGCACGCCCGCGATCGGACCCTCGCAGATCCGGATGGCGAACGTCCGGTATACGTGCTCGCGCTTGGTCTTCGGCGCGCCGCCCTTGCCGCCGCCGCGCTCTGTCACCCAGCGATAGACGGCCTCGCCGGAGGCGATCACGTTGCCGGTCACGTGCGCGGTGCCGTAGACGATGCCGCGCGGCGCGCCCTCGGCCGACGTCTGCGCGCCCGTCTCGCCGATGCGCGGCCCCTTGATCGTGACCGGATCGACCGCGCTGCCGATCATGCTGCCGAGAGCGAAGCCGACCTGCGCGCCCGTCGTGCCGCCGATCATGCCGCCCAGCACACCCCCGGCGATCGGCAGTAGCGTGCGGGCCATTACACAGACCTCCGGAACACCGCGAGGATCTGCGACTGCCAGCGCGCATCGAGCCCGTGTTCGAGCACCCGGCCGCCACCGCCTGGCGGACTGAACGCGTGAATCAGACCGAGCCCGTGATGCCGGTCATCGGTCACGATCGCGATGTGATGCGGTTGCACGAGGAAGCGCAGCACGACGACATCACCCACGGCGAGCACCGAGCGCGCGGCGAGCCGGCGGCCCTCCCAGACCGGCGCGCCGAACGCCGCGCGCATGGCGTCCATCAGCCCGTCGCGGTGCGGCTCGCGCCCGTACCGACGCACGTCCGGCAGCACGTGGCCGAGGTCGGCGTAGGTGCGCCACACGAGGCCCGCGCAGTCCAGTCCGCGCCGGTCGCGGCCACGGTGCCGGAACGGCGTGCCCAGGTAGCTGCGCGCCTGCGTGACGATCGCGCTCATTGAACACCCGTCCCGACGGTCGCCCCGGGCGTGTTGAGCGCGTCCGCGTCGGCCACCGGGATGTATGGCTCGCCGCGGTAGTGCAGCACCCAGTCGTCGCCGAAGTGGTGCCGGCAGCCGTTGGCGCCGTCCTTCCACTTCGTGCAGTCCGGCCGGATCTCGAATTCGTCGGCCTCCTCGATCGGGAACATCGTTTCGAAGGCCAGCGAGACGACACCGGCGGCGCTCTGCGCTTCGACCTCGCAGGATCGGCCGGCGTTCGCGCCCACCGTCCAGCGCAGCATGCCCGGCACGCATTCGCCCTCGCCGAGCCCGAGCGCGGCGGCCGTGAAGGTGCGATTCGATTCGAGGCCGACCGACGTTACGACCCCGGCCGTCCACAGCGCCGACGTGTCGAAGCCGCACGGGAAGCGCTGCTGCACGCCGTCATTGCTCGACCCGATCGGCTGGCTGCCGAAGATGGCCCGGCAGGTGAGCGAGTCCTTCTCGACGATCGACTGCTTCAGGCGCTTGACCATCGACGTCTGCTCGGTCCAGAACGCCATGCCCTGCTCGATGCGCATCTGGCCCAGCTCGCCGCGCATCAGCTCGACGTGCCCCATGGTCAGGTCTTCGTAGTTGACCAGCATCAGCCGGAACTCGGCGTAGTCGTACACGCCGGCCGCAATGTCGGCTTCTTCGAGCGCGAGACCGTACTCGGAGATCAGGTGCTTGAACTCGGTGTTGTCGACCGACATCGATAGCGACTGCTGTAGCGCCGCCGGCACCATGCCCACCGCCGCGTGGTAGATGACCTCGCTGTCGCCTTCGCCATCGTCGTATGGCACGTCGCGGTCGAGCGCCGTCACGCCCACCGGCGGATAGCCCGGCATCGCCGGCGTGATCTTGAGCAGCAGCGTCGTCGTCGTGCGGCCGGTATCGAGATGCGCCTGCAGTTGCGCCGGAACGGTCCGGCTCATACCGGGAAGTCCTCCACCAGCTCGACCTCCACCACGGCGGTGCGCGGCGAATTGCGGGTGAACGGCACGAAGTCGGCGCCGAAGCGCACGCGCACGTCGAACTCGAAGGACGCTTTCAGCGATGCACCATTCGGCCAGGTGCCGACGGGCGTGACCTTGCCGGTGTTCGCATCGAACGTGACCGGCACCGGCGTCGTGCCGTTGGCGATGATCGCGATCGTCGCGACCACCGGCAGCGTGATCGTGCGCACGTAGCTGGTCGCGCCGAAGGTGTACGTCTTCGTGAGGTATCGCGCGGTCGCCGTGCCGTCGCCGACCGTCATCGCCTGATCGGTGGCGATGTAGTCGTTCCAGTCGCGGTAGCGAAACGAGTGCAACTGGCCGCGGCAGGCGATGAACGCCTCGAGAATCGCGTTCTGGTCGAGCGGGTCGAGCAGCGTGTAGTCGGCCGTGTAGCGATGATGCGGCATCGACCAGTCGGCGCGGCGTCGCTCGCGGCCGCTCGCCATCGGCACGACCAGCGTTTTCCACTCCGGGCCGCCGGTGAAGCCGTAGGCGGCGCACCGACTGAGCTGCGTGTCGATGAAGCTCATCAGGCGTACCTCTGCGACCGGCGGACCTCGCGGCCGACCTCGCGCGCCACCTGCAGGCGCGTGGCGCGGTCGACGCGGCCCTCCACGGGCACGCTGATGTACGTCGGGCCGGCGGCGCGTCCGGCGCCCGCTGCGGCCGTCTGCGCGGCCGGGATGATGGTGCCGGCGGTGCGCGGCACGAACATCTCCGGCCCCTGCTCGCCCACCAGGTAGGGCCGCCCGGACATCACGTCGCCGCCGGCAGCCTTCGCGCCGCCGAAGCCGAACCAGTCGCCAACGGCGCCCAGTGCGGAGCCGAACCAACCACCCTTGCCGGTAACGCCGCCCTTCGCGTCGCCGCCGAACATGGCGCGCGCAACGTCAGCGGCCAGCGCTTCGGCGACCATGCGCTGCAAGAGCTGGATGAACGAATCGCCGATGCTGTCGAACTTGCCATTCATGGCATCGACCAGCGTGTCACCAAGGGAGCGCTGGATGTTCTCCGCGGCGTTCTTCGCGAAGTCGTCCATTTCGCCGAGGGCGCCCTTCGCGGCCTCGGTCGCCTGGTCGAAGCGCTCCTGCGCGGCGAACACCGCGCGGCTGTAGGTGTCCCAGTCGAGGCCGGAATCGCGCAGCTTGTTCAGGCGCTCGATCTCATTGGCGAGTGCCTCAGCCGGCGTGCGCGTGGCTTCATAGACGCGCGCGATCTCGCGCTGCGCATCCGCAGCATCTTTCGTCAGGCGCTCATCCTCACGCTTCGCCGCGTTCAGTCGCTCGAGCTGGTTCAGGTACTCGCGGGCGCGTGCGAGCTGCGCGGGCGTGGCGCCTGCTTCCTGCAGGTCGAATATCTGCGTCTGCGCCTCATCCATGCCGAAGGTGGCGACGCTACGGCGCAGGCGCTCGATCGTCTGCTCGATGCGGTCGACTTCGCTCTTGATGCGCCCTCCAGCGTTGCCGATCTTGTCGGCGGCGAACTGCACCGGGGCGGCGATGGCGTCGGAGGCCGGGCCGGGGTTGATGTCGACGCCTTCCCAGATCGCCTTCACGCCAGCGACTGTGCCCTTGATGTTGCCGACGAAATCCGCGCTCAGGTCCGAGCCGATCCGGAACGCTTCGCGAAAGCGCCCGCTCACGAGCGCGACGAGCGCCGCGCCCAGACCGCCGAGCAGCTCGCCGACGGTCTTGAAGACGCCGGCGACCACCGACCCGAGCGAGGCCATGATCTTCAGGCCAGAGGCCGCCGTGCGCGCCATCTGATCGAGCGAACTCGCGCCCTTCGCCGAGTCCGTGAATCGCTGCGTGAGCGCGATCAGCGACGGCAGCACCTGCGCCGTGACGCGCTTCACGAACCCATCCTTGACCGCCGAGAGCGTGCGCAACTGCTTGGTGAACTCGCGAGCGGCCGCCGCCGTCTTGCTGTCGATGGTCACCCCGAGCCGGTCGGCCTCGCCCTCGAACTCGCGGATCGCCTCCGAGCCCTGCCGCAGCATGTTGACCAGCGGCATGCCCTCGGTGTCGAAGATCGCCATCGTCGCGCGCAGCCGCGAGCCCTGATTCTCGGTCGCCTTCATCGCGTCCGAGAGCTTGCGGAACTGCTCGTCGGGAGACATCTTCGCCAGCTCGCGCGCCTCCAGTCCGATCGCGCGCAGGGCGTTCGCCGCTGGGCCGCTGCCCTCGGCGGCCTCAGCAATCCTGCGCGTCATGCGGCGCAGCGCCGTGTCGAACTGGCTGCTCGACACACCGGCCATCTGCTCGGCCGCGTAGCGCATGCGGCTGAGGTTGTCCGTCGTGAGGCCGATCTGGGTCGACATCATCGACAGGCGGTCGATGTCCCGCACGGCGCTGCTGACCATCGCGGAAACCGCGGCGCCGGCGCCCGCGAACGCGACGCCAACGGCCGTGCCGACCTGGCGGGCCTTCTTGCGGAATTCTTCGAGCGCTTTCTCGGCGCGCTTGGTGTCGGTCTCGAAGGCGCCCGTCTTCATCAACAGCGAAATGATGATCGAATTCGCCACGGGTCAAGCCTCCTTTCGCGGGTGGAACTTCACGCCGGGGATCGCCATAAGTCCGGCGACCCCAGAAGCTGCGCCGGGCGGCTGAAGCCAGTCGAGAGATTCCTGTACGTCCGGCGCCCGACGCGACGCGATCAGCGCGGCCGGGCGGTGGTATCGATGCAGGTCATCGAACGGGAACAGCGTGTAGAACTCGCGCCAGCGCTGGAACTCGTCGGCCGGCATGGCCTCTATTTCGTGCACGAACTTGCCCAGCGCGAGCGCTAGGACGTGGACGAACCACTCGTGTCCGCGCTGGGCGATGAGTTTTTTTCCGACCGTCCGACGCCAGCGACTTCGAGCACGACCGGAAAGAACGCCTCGCAACCCTCGATCGTTATGCCCTTGTACTCGTCGCCGGTGAAAACAAGCTTCTTCGCCGATGGGTCGTACAGACTCGACGCAATCAAGCGCTGCATGCCGAAAAACGCCTCATCCCCGCCAGCCGTCTCCGAGCGATGCCAGCGCCGGACGTCGGCGGCCGACGGCTTCGCGAAGTGCAGCGTGACGACGCTACCGTCCGGCATCGTCACTTCGCGCTCGACGATGCCGCCGGCGAGGAACTGCGACTTGTCGAACGCGCTCATTCCGGCGTCTTCCAGGTCTCGGTGGTGTCGCCGCTCGGGGTGAGCGTGAGCGTCCCGCGCCAGACCTCATTGCCCGCCGCGTCGAGCTGCAGATTGGTAACCGCCGCGCGCAGCGTGTAGCTGTTGCGATCGGCCGGCGGCACCATCTCGTCATTGCTGTCGAGCGTCGGGGCGGTGGTGCCCCACTCGTCGCAGACCATCCACTCGATAACTGCGCGCGAGCGCTGCAGGTCGAACAGCGTCTGTTGCGACACATCACCCGGACGCAGAATGAACGGGATCGTCACGTCGGATGCGTCGCCGAGGCCGAATTCGTACTGCCTGAATTTGCCGGTGTATTCGAGGCACGTGACATCGATCTTGTCGGCCGTGCCACCGAACAGGCCGGTTACGCCGGTCGGGCAGCTCATCCGGACGATCGTCGGCTCCGAGGAAGAGCCGCTGTTGTCCACGAAGAAAATCTGCGTACCTTGGGTCCGTACGGTGCCTTCCATTTCTGGCGCTCCAATGAAAAAGGCCCGCGACTCGGCGGGCCTTGTGGGTGAAACGAAAAATCCCCGCGTTCAGCTGGGCCTGCGAGGAAAGCGAAACGACTCGGCTATCGGCCGAGCCACCAATCGAAAGTCAGTGCGATGCGGTACAGCTTCGATTCCGGCTCGCGCATGTTCGCCGGCATCGACACCATGTGCGCGTGCGGCTCGATCGCGTCGCGCACGGCGCGCGCGAGGTTCTCGACGCCCGCGTCCGTCTGGTGGTAGCAATCGACCTGCACCGACACCAGGTCGACGGGCGGAAGGTCGCTCAGGTTGTTCGCTGGCGTCGTGCTGACCGCGAACCAGGTGCAGTACGGCTGCGCCGTGTCCTGCGGCGCGGCGCCGTGGCGGTAGATCCTTGGCGGGTTCGATCCGACTATGGCCTTGACCGCAGACGACGCCTTGAGCGTCTGGAAAACGGGCGGCAGCATCACTTCACGCCGTTCTGCGTGGCAAGCTTCTTCACGATCTTGTCGACGCGCTTTACGAGGTCCGTCTCGACGACGCGCAGCACCTCATCGCGGCGCGCGTAGTAGGCGGGCCGCAGCCACGGCGTGGCCGGCTGCTTGCTGTAGCCCACTTCCATGATGAACGCGATGTCGTTCGCCTTGATCGGCTTGCCACGGTACTTGCCCTTGCTCGTCGGGTGCGGCTTCGGGTTCACGGTGATAACCACGTGCTCACCTTTCTCCGAGCCCGGCATGCGCCGACGACTCGCGACGATCTGCTTTTCGGTAAACCCGGTCGAGTCGGTGATGCCGGTACGGCCCGGCATCGCCACGGCCGCGCGGAAATTCTCCTTCGACTGCTTGACCAGCACGCGCGCGCCCTTGCGCAGCGACGCGAGCACCGGGCCGCCTTTACGGCTTACCAACTCGGGCGGCAACTTTTGCAAGGTCGAAAGCACGCCCTCAAGGCCGGAAAGCTTCACCTCCATCTTCACAGCGGCGCCCCTTCATCGCGCTCGCCCGGCATCAGATCGCCGTCGAGCGTGTGCTGCGGCTCTTCGTCATCGTCGGCGGCCAGCGCGTCGATCAGCGCCTGCAACTTGCTATCGATGCGGTCGAGCCGTTCGCGCAGTTCGTCATCCATGCTCAACCTCTCGCATCAACGGCCGCAGCGGCGGCACCCACGGAGCGCCGCAGGCCCACGGCCTCGGCTGTCCGTGCCAGCAGACCACCTTCGTCCCTGGCGGAACCCCGTCGCGGCAGTGCACCTTGAAGCTGCGCACCTCGTCGCCCCAGCGCGCGGCGCCTCCGATGTGGTCCTGCAGGAACCCCTGATCGCCCCAGCGCAGGCGCGTGCGGCACCGCTGCATGTGGCCCTTCGGGTCGCGCATCCACGCATGCCAGGCGCGCGCGCGGTCGGCTTCCTCGAGGAACATGAAGGCGGACATCATCAGCGTCGGCTTGTAGAAGTCCGCGAGCACCGTCGTGCGCGCCGGAATCGCCGGCAGCTCGAACACCACGGTATCCAGATCCATCAGCAGCACGTCGCCGGCGATCTGTGCCGGGTCGAATGCATTTAGCTTCGACCACCAACCCGGCCAGCGATGCACCATCGGCAGCGTCTCGACGCCCGGAACCGGCACGTCGGCGATGCACACGATCCCCGGCACCTGGCGCGCGAGCCACTGCGCATGCTCCGGCCGGAAGTCGCCGCCCGAGCGCAGGACGCAGACGAGAGTCGTCACGCCGCAACCTCATCCGGCCACCACTGGCGCGCCCAGTCCGGCCCGCGCCACGGCAGATGCGTGCCGTTGAAGCAGACGATCCGTGCTCCCGGTGGCGGTGGCGCGTCAGGCCTCGGGCGCCGGGACAACTGGTAGCGGTAGCTCAGGATCGCGCCCACCGGGAAGGTGCGCACCGCGCCGGCTTGCTCGGCGATGAATGCCTGATCCCCCCATTGCTCGCAGGTCACGTACCGCCGCATCACGTCGTCGGCCACCGGCTCGAATGCGTCCGTGATGTGCGAGTAGTCGCCCGACCACGACATCACGCCGCCGGCCAGCAGGTCCCGATCGCGCCAGTTGCGGATCATCAGGAATTCGCCCGTCACCAGCGGCGCCGGATCCGCCACGATCACCGTGTCCAGATCGAGGTACAGCGTGCGGCCCTTGAAGTGCCGGAACAGCTCCACCTTCGACCACCAGCCGGGCCACCCCGATTCGAGCGGCAGGCGCTCGCAATCGACATCCACATCGGACAGGCAGGCGAACCGCGCAGACGGCATGAAGTGCGCGACCTGCCGGCGCAGCCCTTCGACGTGGCCCGCGTGGTACGCGCCGCCGCTGCGCAGCACGCATGCCACCGTCAGGCTGCCCACTTGTGCCCCCATTTCGCCAGCAGCCGGCCCTTGTTACTGGCGTGCGTCCCTTCGTAGGTGTGCGGCGTCCTGTAGTGCCACACCACGCCCGGCGCCAGGTGAAAGCGCGCGCCGGCATCTTCGAGCGACCACAACCAGTCGTTATCGTCGCAGGCGCGCCCGTGCCGGTAGCCCTCATCGAACCCGCCGACCCGCTCGAACAGCTCGCGCGTGAGCATCGCGCAGAAGTGGAAGTGCGCCCCGGTCGGCACCGGCAGCCGGCCGTGCTTCGAGTAGTCGACCTCGGGACCGGCCAGCCACAGGCCGGACACGTCGCAGCAGGAGACCGTCACGTAGTCGTCGGGGTGCCGCAGCAGCGCCAGCATGCCCGTCAGCACGTCCTCACGGTGCTCGATCTCCGGGTTCGTCAGCACGACCACATCGCGCGTGCTCGCGCGAACCGCGGCGTTCAGCGGTACGCACGGATTCAGGCCAACCTGCTTGGCCGGCAGCCTCGTCACGATGCAGTCTGGCGCGCGCACTGGCTCGGGCGAGCCGTCGTCACAGATCGAGATCTCCAGATCCGTGTACAGGCGCCGGTAAGCCGCCAGCGAACGATCCAGCTCGGCCTGCCGGGACCAGTACGGCATGCAGATCGACGCCCCGGTCATGGCGTCCAGATCGCGTAGAAGCCCTCGAAGGGCGGCCACCCGTACCGCTGCGTCCACCAGCCCGGGAACTCTTCCGGCAGCCATCCGGATCGGTGCGTCTGCCAGTATTCGCCGCTCAACCCCCAGAGGTCATCGCCCTGCTCCATGAACCCGTACGGGGTGAAGATCACGACCTGAGCGGCGCCGCGCTGCGCGAGCGCGATCACCTCCAGCGCCTCGTCCTTGTCCATGTGCTCGATCACGTCGAGCAGGTAGACCGCGTGACCCTCGCGCGGCTCTTGCAGCGCCTCCAGCGCAGTCTGCCGCACCACTTCGTAGCCGGCGGCCGCGAGCCGGTCGGCATACTCGCCGTGCGGCTCGACGCAGATGTGACGCGCGGGCTTGTACCACTGCATCGGCCGCACGCCGGCGCCGATGTCCAGCACCGTCTCGCACTCGATCAGCGGCTCCGGCCTCGGCAGGTCGTGCACCACGAGGCCATCCGGACGCCACCGGAGATCGGGGTGCGCGGCCATCAGACGAACTCCGCATGCACCGGCATGCGCTGCGTGGCCGCGATCGCCGCGTTTTGGCCCCGGAACTGACAGAACCGGCACGACGTGGCGTCGAACGGTTGCACCGGCCCGCCGAACAGGTCGCGAAAGCGCCGCTCGTGCAGGTCCGCCACCTTGCCGGCGCGCGTGTAGGCGGTGTTGCAGCAGCGGTAGACGCCCAGGTCTCCGCCGATGTAGGTGGACAGGTGCTGGTACCCGCACAGCGGCTCCGTCGGCCGACCGTGGTCCAGATCGTCAATGCGCCGGTCGAAGAGATCGACGATCAGGTCTCCGAAGCGCTCGCGCGCCTGCGCGATCACGGACCGGATCTGCGCCAGGTTCAGGCCGTAGTGCGCAACCCCGTCGGCCGAGAACACGGCGCCAACCCGGATGTTCGCCACACCGGCCGCCTGCGCCAGCGCCGCCGCGTCCGGCAGCTCGCGGAAGTTCTCCGGCGTCACCACGAAGCCGACGCTCACCGTGCCGGCGCATCCGTGCGCCAGCCGCGCGACGTGCTCCCAGACGGTTCCCCAGTGCTTCTCGCTCACGCCGCGCACGCGCGCGTAGGTCTGCGGCGTGCCGGCGTCCACCGACACCCGGATCCACGTCATGGCCTGCACCGCCGGGTGTGCCGGGTCGATACGCGCGCCGTTCGTCACGAGCGCCGTGGCGATGCCGTGCGCCTGCGCGCGTGCGAACAGCGCGAGATAGTCAGGGTGCATCGTCGGCTCGCCGCCGCCGGTGAACTGGATTGCCTTGACGCCGAGCGCGGCGCAGTCGTCGATGATCTCCTCGGCCTTCGGCGTCGGGATCATGCGGTTCGGGTTGCGGCGGCTGCCTTCGGGGAACAGCTCATGCGATAGGCCTGCGCTCATGCGGTAGGCGCAGAATCCGCAGTCCTGATTGCACAGGTCAGACAGCACGAGCTGCACGTGCACCGGCGCAGGCGCGATGCCGTCGCGCAGCGTCGCCAGGCGATCGGTCCAGTACAGCGGCTTGGCCTGCGAGTACAGATCCCTCATCCCTGGTTCACTCCGGTCTCACACATGAGCGTCAGGTGCCGGCGCAACGTCGGGTCCGGCAGCACCGCGCGGATGTTGTAGAGATCGGCGCCATGCACGACGCGCATGGCCGGCTCGACACCTGCGCGCCAACGAATCGTTATGCGCGTCGTCACGCCCGCCTGCACCGCCTGCGCAGCCGCGAACTCGCGGCCCGACAGCGGCACGATCTCGGCCGGGATCAACTCCGTCTCGTCGCTGTCGCGGATCGTCGACCACGCCTCGACCTGCGCGCCCTCGCTATCGAGCGTCGTCTCGAACTCCTCGATGTCGACGCGGTGCCGAAGACGTGGCGAGAGCATCAGACCCCCAGCCCGACGCGGAACGGCATCAGCAGCGTTTCGGCCGCCGTGCGCAGCTTCTGAATCTCGTCGGATGTCGCTGCGTCGTACTTCGCGCGCACGAGCAGGCACACGGCCGCGAAGACCTCGGGCGCGATAGGATCATCGCTGCTGGGCACGTCCTCGCTACTGCTGCCCGAGGGATAGTCCAGCGGCAGCGTCGGTAGTTGCGTGCGATTCAGGAACCGCACCGCCTCGCCCTCTGCTGCGTCGAGGTGGTCCTGCAACAGCGCGTCGTCTTCGTCGTGCGTCACGCGCAGGTCGCGCTTGATGCGGGGCAGGTCGATGACGCTCACGACAACCCCCGATCTGACAGAGCGGCCTCGAGACTCGCGCGCGGGAAGCACGTGAGCGCCGTGGCGCGGCTCGCGTTGACGATCTCGGCCCCGCGCAGCGAACCGATGAGATTGCTGAACTGCCCGGGCCACTTCGCCACCGAGCCCGCGTTGCCCAGGCCCTTCGGGTGATCACCATGCCAGTGCGTGCGCCCGCCGGAGTGCTGTGCGTCATAGCCGAGCAGCACGATGCGCTCGGCGCCCTCCTGCGCGGCCAGAGCGACGGCGCCGGCTCCACTGTTGCGCGGCGTCTGGCGATCGAAGCGGATGCGCTTGACGCCCGCGAGCCCGCCCAGCGGCGCCCACAGCGCACCGCGAAACGTCTCGCGCACCTCGGCGAGGTACTCGCTCCACCAGGCGCGATCCATCGCGTAGAGCGCGTCGGCCCACGGCGCCATGCGGAAGGTGGTATTCACGACAATCACGGCCCGGCCCGCCTCTTGCGCGCGCCAGAGCCGGACCGTTTCGCAGTCGTCTGCGGTAAGGCTGGGGCCGCTGGCGATGCAGACGACATCGCGCCAGCGGCCGGCGAAGGGATGGCGACAGCAGCGCCACGCGCCGGCGCCGTGACAGGCGGGCGCACCGCCCGGGCGAGGCCCTTCGCGATGAGTTGGTTCGCGTGCTGCGGCGACACGACGAAGCGTTCGCCGCGCGCGCGGTCACCGTTGTGCTGCATCGCCTGGATAGCTTCGACTTGCATGGGTCGGGATCAGGTGAAGGGTTGGGGCGGGGAGAGCGGATGCCCTCCCCGCAGGGCGATCAGCTCGACGAAACGATGTCGTCGAAATCACCCTTCACGAACGCGGCCGGCCGGTAGACGGTGAGCGCGACGCGTTCCTCGCAGCGGATCGTGACCATGTTCTTGATGAAGTTGTCGCGATCCTCGAGCGAGATCTGCACGTTCACGTCTTCGCGGTCCCAGCCCTGCACCGCCAGGCCGCCGCCGAAGGCGCCAACGAGGAAGTCGCCGGCCGACATGGCTTGCGTCGGAACGACGTTGCGCCCCCACAGGCCCGGCAGGTTCGCCGCACGCGGGTTCGCGAACAGGTACGCCTCGTCCTTCGTCTTGGTCAGCTCGATGGCCGTCCAGTCGACCGGACTCAGCACGATCGCGTCGGCGAAATACTCCGAGAGCTCGACCTGCAGCAGCGCCAGGCGCAGACGATCGATGCGCGTCTCGGCCGCGACGTACACGCCCGGATCGGAGTACGCCGTCGCCTGCGTGTAAATGCCGTCGATGTTCAGGCCGACACCGCTGCCCTTGAGCAGCTGCGCTTCCTCGACAAGCTTCAACCCGTGGCGCAGACGACCGTCGATGTACGACTGCAGCATCGGCACGTCGGCGAGCACTTGGCGCGAGGCATGTACCCAATGCGCGATCGTCGCCACCGGCGCCGAGTCTTCCTCGAACGTGATGTTCGATTCCGGTTTGCCGTCGCTCGGGTTCTCCGATACGACGTTCGCGCTGTTCGTGAACACGTTCTCGCGCACGAACTCGACGCTGTTGCTGGTCGTGCGGCCCCAGTTGATGAGGTCGCGGATCGTCAGACGCCGCAAGCCCGGAGCGATGATGCCCGGCACGCGGTCGGGAACGATCAGGTCGCCGGCCGACGTGGAGCCCTCGGTGATCGCGGCATTCACGCCCATGCGGAAAGTGCCGCGCGGGTTGCGCATGAACGTCTCGAACTCCTCGGACGCCGCGATCTGCTCGCCCATGCTGAGGGGGCGACCACGATCGCCACCGGACTGGTTGATGCTCGCCACCATCTGCTCGGCGGCCGCGAGGCGCGCCTGCAGCTCGCCTTGCTGGGTGAGCAGCCGGTCGACGTTGGCGCGGGTTTCCTCGGACAGGCGCGCATGCGCCTTGATTTCCTTCTCGGCGGTGTCGGCCTGCGCCTTGATCTGGTCGCTGATCTTGTCGAGCGCTGCCTTGATTTGCTCGGGGGTCATGGTTCACTCCATTTCGGTTGCGATGAGCGGGTGCCGCAGGATCGCGGCGTAGCACTGCTGGATTGCGGCGGGGTCGCCCTCGTCGCGTTCGGCCGGATCACCCGCGCCGCTTCCGGACGGGTCACCCGTGCCGGACTTCAATTCGCTGATGAGGCGCATCGCCTCGGACTTCGGCATGCCGCCGGCTCGCAATGCAGCCTCCACGCGGCGCACCGCGGCAACGCTCGCCTTCGCGTCGCCCTGCTTGACCTGATCGGACGGAAGCAGCTCGTCGGCGAATCCCTGTTCGATCGCCGCACTGCCGCCGATCCACGACTCGGCGTCCATCAGCTTCTGGACCGCTGCGACGTCCTGCCCGGTGCGCGCGACGTAGATGTCGGCCATCGCCGCATCGAACGGCTCGAGCCAGTCGGAGATCTCGCGCAGGTCGTTCCGGTTGCCGACCGCGAGAACCCACGTGTTGTGCACCATGACGAACCCGGCGCGCGCGATCTGGGTCGTGTCGCCGGCCATCGCGATGACGGAAGCCGCCGACGCGGCCAGCCCGATGATCTTGATCGTCACCTCGCCGTCGTGCTCGCGCAGCAGGTTATAGATCGCCAGGCCCTCGAACAGATCGCCGCCAGGGCTGTTGACGTTCACCGTCACCGGACCCTTGCCGAGCGACCGGAGCGCGCCCGCGATGCGCTTTGCCGTCACGCCGTCGCCGGTCCAGTAGTCGTATCCGATGACGTCGTAGATGCTGATCGTGCGATCGGCGTCGTCGTCGGCCGCGCGCACACCGGCATCCCAGCGGGCAAGCGCACGCGCGCTGATTTCCCAGCGCACGGCCGAGCGCGGGCGCCCTTCCGGTGCGCCCGGCAGGTTCCGTATCGTCATGGTGTGTCCTCTGGCCTACTCGGCCGGTTCGGGTTCTGCGAGCCAGCTGCGCAACGCCGCGCGCGCCTTGGCGGCATCGGTGCTCTGCGCGATCGAATCGAGCGGCGCCATCGCGGTCTGCACCGTGAGCACCGCCGCATTGCCGCCCATCGGTTCGCGATCCTCGAGCGCGCGCACCTCGTCGCGCGTCAGGATCCCGTTGTTCACCATCGCGCTGTAGAACGCCGAGCGCCCGGCGCTGTCGGCGCGCAGCAGGCCCTCAACGGAGAACTTCGGATAGAAGCGCTGCCGGTCGGATGGCGAAAGCAGATCCTTCGAGATCGCCTGTTCGATCCGGCGCAGCCACGGCCCGAGCGTGAAGGTGAGGAACCCGATCATCTGCTGCTCGATGCCGGTCCCCCAGCTCGTGCTCTTCTCCGAGTGGCCGACCATGAACGGCGGCACGCGGAACCAGCGGCAGATCTCTTCCACGCTGAAGCCCCGGGATTCGAGCAGCTGCGCCTCATCCGGGTTGATCCCGACCTCGCCGACGCTCATGCCGCCTTCGAGCAGCGGCGACTTGCCCGCGTTCAGCGCCCCGCCGACCTTCTCCAGGTTGTCGCGGAACTCCGCGCGCTGCGCCGGCGTCAGCACGCGATCCATCTTGAAGTACGTTGTTGGCAGCAGCCCGTTCTTGAACGTCGCGCCGGCCGCCTGGTCAGCGGCCATCGCCGCGCCGAACACGTTTGCGCCGTAGGCGATCACCGACACGCCGAACACGCCGTCGAGCGAGAACCCGGGGATGTTCCAGATGCGCTCTGGCGGGATCTCGCGCTGCCGGCCGTCGGTCTCCGTGTACCGATACCGCGGCTGGCCCTGCGCATCGCGGCCGATCCACAGCCGGTCGGGACGCAGGAACCGCAGGCCGACGACACGCGAGCCGACGACCAGGCGCTCGGCGCGCGCGTTCCCTCGCAGCAGCATCGCCGCCACCGTCGATTCCCAGTGCACCGAAGCGGTGGAGTCCGGGTTCGGCATATCGTGGATGACGCCATGCAGCGGGTGCTGCTGCGCGACGCGCGGCCCGGCGCTCGTGCGTTCGTACATCGACAGCGGCAGCGTCGCGATCGTCTCGGAGATCAGCCGCGTGCATGCCCAGACGGCCGACAGGCCGAGCATCGTATGCGGCGATACCGTCTGCCCGGCGTGCGACTGGCCGGCGGCGAGCCGCTCCCAGAACGCATCGTCCGTGAGCGTTCCGGTGAGGCCCAGCAGGCGCAGCGCGAGGCGGCGCACCGGGCCGAGTTGCGCGCGCTTCATACGATGATCGGATCCGAGAGGAACGCGTCGAGCGTCGCGACCGCCTCGGGATTCAGCGCCATCAGCGTCACGGCGTTGAAGGTCGCCATCAGCGGGTCGATCTTCGCGGAGCCACTCGCCTGCTTGGTGATCGTCACGGCATTCCCCACTGGCACCACCTTTGCGTTTCCTGCAGCCCACGCCATGAGCGGCTGCGCGCCATGCGTCATGTCGCCGCCGGCGAGCGCGCGCTCGGCCGTCTTGATGGCGCCGTTGAGCTTCCAGCCCTGGGACACGGCGATCACCTGGTCGAGCGTGATGCCGCGCTCAGGGCTCGTGATCTCGTCGACGATCGCGCCGATGCCGGCCGCGTCCACGCCGATCGCGTGCTTCTCCGGCAGCAGGCCGGCGTCGCGCACCTGGCAGACGATGTCGGCGAGCTGCTCAACGTCCTCACCCGGCGACGCCACGATGCTCAGATCGCCGGCGCGCTCGAGGTCGCGCAGCTTCGGCTCGAGTTCCTTGCGCCGCTCGAGCACGATCTCGTGCGCCCAGGCGTGCGACCAGTGCAGCCAGCGGCGCGTATTGCGCTCGCGGCCGATGACGGCCAGGCCGAGCAGGTCGTCGAGCCCGCCGCCGTCGATCCCGATCACCGCCACCTCGGAGCGCTCGATCAGCTCCTCGAGCGTGAGCGTCGGATCGCCGCAGCGCTCCCAGAACTCGGCACCGGCCCAGCCGGCAGACGCCAGCGCCAAGCCGATCTGCACGTTCAGGTGCTGCGAGGCCCAGACCCGCACCTCTGCCTCGCTGGTGGCCTTCGCGTCGGCGTGGTCGGCCTTCAGGCGATCCAGCGTGATCGACTTACCCAGGTTGGGCGTCACCATCGACCACAGCGCCGGATCCTCCCATTGGCGATCGCGCGACTCCTGCACCTCGCGCGGGAACTCGAAGAGCACCGGAAGCATCGCACCTTCGCGCTTGCCGTCGCGGATCTGGCGCGCCTTCTCCAGCTCCTCCGCGAACACGCCGACCGGCGGCTCATCGCTCTGCGTCGTGATGAAGGCGAGGAACGACTCCGGGAACGGCAGCATGCCGCCTCGGATCTGGCGCATCGCCTTCGGCGCCTTCGTCATCTTCGCGCACACGTGCAGCTCGTCGATCAACGCGCCGCCGCTGATCTTCTGCCCGGTCAGCACCGCCGGGTCGAAGGTCATGATCTCGAGTTCTGCCTTCGTCTCGCGGTGCAGGATCGTCTTCAGGTGGTGCCGGACGTGGAACTTCTTCGCGAGCACCTCGTCGAGCTCGATCGCGCCGGCCGCCGCATCGAAGGCCAACTGCGCGACGTCCTGCACCGGTGCGGTCATCACGAACGACGCGCGCGGCCGGCGGTTCATCAGCAGCGCCGTGACCATCAGCAGCGCGCCGTCGGTCGTCTTGCTGTTCTTCTTCGGCACCAGCGCGAACAACTCCCGGATCATCCGTTGACGGGTCGCCGGGTCGATGCACCCGAACATCGCCCGCACGATGTCGCGGAACCACTCGCCGCCGGCTTCCTCCATCGTCGGCGTGCCCGGCACGTCGGCCAGGCGCAGCTTGTTGAAGATCCGAACCGCCCGGTCGCCGTCTTCGGTCAGCGGCAGATCGGGCACGAGCGATCGCCCCGACCGCAGGCGTTGCCACCAGTCGGTACAGGACAGATCCCAGGCCATCAACCCGCTTTGCGTAGGGGCGAGACGCCGGGCGGCAGCAGGTCGGCCCACTCGGTACCGTCAGCGGCTGTCTTCGCGTCGGCGTTGGCCTGCTCCTTCTTGCCCAGCGGCTTCTCGGCTTCGGCCGGCGGCGCCGCGAGCGTTGGCGTCATCGCAAGCAGCGCCTTCTGCGCCGTGACGTTGCCCTTGAGCGCGGTACGCACCATCGCGTCATAGACCTCGGCGCGCCGGTTCATGGCGCCGGTCGACAGCTCGAATTCGTAGTACTTGGCCAGCGTATGGCGATGCACGCCGAGCGCAATCGCGATTTCCTCGTGCGCCATGCCGCCAGCGGCCGCGTTCGTCACCTTCCGGCGCGTCGCTGCGGTCGGCTGATGGGGCGGCCGCCCCGCTGTCTGGTTTTTGGCCATAAATCGGGCTCTGGCCGAGATTTCCCGGCGAAAAAAAAGCTCTGCGTGCG